CGTATGGTTTACTACCGTTCTCTCCGCTAATGTCAATGGCCGTATATTGCTTGTTTGCATAGTAGGTATCTTTAACGTATGGTGCAGGTAGTGTAGGATGGCGGTAATCATTCTGCGCTCCTAAATCTACCACCGTTTGCACTCTGTCAATGATGAGGTCTATTAGTTCGATTGTTTTGCCTGTGTAGCCCATATTTGTTTAGTTTGTATAGGTTCATGTAAATCGCATCCATGAATAGGTGGATAAATATAATCTTTGAATCTTTCATCCGTTTGTCTTGGGTTATTGCAAAAGGATTTCTCTTTACCTTGCTTTCGATGTATGCAACCTGAACAAGTTATCTTTTCGGACATATTACAAAGTTAATCTTTTACTTTTTTAGACTTATCAAAACCAAATGCTTGGTCAAAACATTCCACTGACCATGATGCTTCAAAATGTGCATCTTTATAATCCATATTTGGCTTTTTTATTACTTCAACAAACACATCAAGATATAACTGCTTTCTTTGTTGTTCGTGCTTTATTTTATCTAAGTTGTCCATAACTAATCTTTTACCCCCCAATTAATGAAGAATGGATCCACTGGCATAAATTCCCTGTATGCAAGTCCACCATACGGCTGCACCTTTACACCATTGATATTCATGATAGCTGATAATAACGATTGATCATGTCTGCTGCTTACATAGTGCGGATTCTTACTCTCGTTATGATGAAAGCAATTGTTGAAAGCACCTTCAATCCACTTATCGAAAATCGGTTTAGTCGCAGGATGGTCGAAGTCGAACACTATGCAACAAGCCATAATCTGATACATCTGCACTACCTGTGTGTAATCTCTTAACCCTAACCATGCGATTTGGTGATCGGGCATATACTTATGTAACGGATGCCCCTCATTGTTCCACGCAACAATCCCATGTTCTGCTGCAAGTTGCCAGAGTGGGTCGGGGTTGCGCATTACTCGAATGGTTGAATCGCACCAAATAATCTTTCGGTACCCCAATTCATACGCTTCCGCTACCATTACCGGCTTAAACTGATACGGCATATTTTGATGGCTCCATGATTCGTATTGCTGCGATTTCGGCCATTTGCCTTGTAGTATTTTTCTACCATGATATTCATCTACATAGCCATCCACACTACGCAAATGAGTGTCATAGTCGGAAGCATTGCGATTTATTGACCGGATAAGCCCTAACATCGCCTCATTATAGTTTTCCCTACCTGTGGAGGAAAGGGAGGTGATTACCTTGCCCATATTACATTCTCTAAATTGTTAAGTAATTTTTTATGCAGTCCGAACCCATTGCAGTACTCTTTAATGAGTTGGAATAGGTCAGCGTTGCCATTGTGTTCAATGCATACCATTTGTGTACCGGATAGGTTAATTTGCTCCAATATCTCAAAGTCCATACCCTCGGCATCAATAGAAATGAAATCAAATACTTTGTAGGGTGAGTTCTTTACCAATGTCTTGTAAGTCCATACTTCTGTCATTCGTTCCTTAAACTCCGTGCCATTCCAACGCTTCATCTCTGACTTCTTTATCGTAGATAGCAGCGATACATCGCCCCTGTTCAAATGTGTTCCCATTTCATGGAAAGTACAAGTGCCATCAGCCGTACCGATAGCCACATTGAACGCTTTTACCTTGTCATTGGGTGGTATGCGATTGAAGGCATCTTCAGAGGGTTCTACAAGTACCCCACCCCATCCACTCAGTTGCAGGGCGTAGGTATTGGACAAAGTTTGTCCATCATTGGCACCAATGTCAAGGAATGTACCAGGCACATTGAAGTACTGTTCAATTACATCCTGTTCGTTGTTTTGACTGTATCTCATTTGCCGTAGGTTTCGTTGTAGTATTGTTCGACCCCTGTTGGAGCAGTTGATCTTACATTAAAATTATACCAATCTGTTGCAAATTGTATTATTTCTTGTCTTTCCTTTTCTTTAGCAAATTCAAGAATTAGTCCAATAGCAAATTCATTACCTTCAGGAATTAATTTTTGCAGTTTATCTACTGCATATTCCACCGCTGTCTGTTGTGCCATGTTATTTCTGTTTTAGTTTTTCAATCTCCCGTTCAATATACCATTTCGCTTTTTCCAAATCCTCAATAGGGTTATCCGTCTTTCTCCCTGCCCGTGCAACGTACTTAATCACATTTCCCAAATTGAAGTTCAACCCCCACGCTTCGATTACGTTGATAGCTTCATAGGTGCCGGAGTGGTAGTAGGGTTCTGGTTGGGTATGTTGTGCTTGGCAATAATAACACGGAACTTCACCTCTTCCAGTAAAATTATTCAATACTCCACTTCCGCCACAATATCTGCAATCTGCCATTACTTATTCGTTCTAAACTGATAGTGATATAATTCCTTCTCAATCTTGACCTCTGTCTGCAACACCTTTGCATTGTGCATCGCAGTAGCATAAAGGTAATCTTCCCCAATCTTTATGTCTTGAAATGGGAATTTCACGGCAATCTCCCTGCGCACCGGTACGATGTGATTAGGATAGCGGTAATATGCCCCATCCTTCGCTTCATAGCCGTATTCCTTACTGATATACCACTTCCGCTCATCCTTGCCATTGGTGGTCATTATTCCATTGAATACGATAACATCGGGATCCTGCTTTGCTGCTTCAAGTATGTCAGCGATGTAGGTGGGTGCAATCATGTCATCATCATCCACGAATACGATGTACTTCCCCGTTGACTTGCTTATAAGATAGTTCCTTTTGCGCCCGGTACTCATGGCACCATTGTCCGATTCGACAATGATTTCCACCTCATCGGTTAGCTGATTAGATAACCGTGCCTTTTGCTGCACTAATTCCTGCAATAGTCGGGTGAGATAACCCTCACGGCCTTGGATAGTGCAGATTAAGATTGATAGGGTCATAGGGCTTCGATTTCGGATTTTACTTCATCTAAATATTTATTATATCCATTGGTATTTAACGGGTTTTCTTTTGCAAATGCTACTGCAATTAAGGCGCATTGTTTGGCATATGGATTAGCCCTTAATTGTAAATCTCTTATGTTAAGAGCATCTGCATATTTGCAGTATAATTCCTGCGCTTTCTCTTTCGTGGTCATACATTCTCATTTGGGAATCCAGCGGCTGACCGCTTGATATAGGTTTGCTCATCTATGTGGTAATAACCCTGCGTGTGCCTTAACTGGGCATCGATCGGCTCCCCTGTCCATGCAGGGTGGTAATGGTCGAAGATGCGCTCCGGCACATATTTCCACTTACCCAACTTCTTCGCCACATCCATAGCTTCATTGTCGCACCATAGGGAGAAGTATTGTGGGTGGTAGATGTAGTTAAATCGCTCATAGTAAGTCCTACCCATGATGCTCATGGTAGGTAGCAGGTGATTAACCCTGCCATCGGGAAAGTGGATGAATTGGTCAAGATTGTCAGCAAAGGCATTGATTATTTTGATGTCATAACCTGGTACAAGGAATCGCATATCATCCGACATGTTCACAACTATATCGCCCCGCCATCCTTCCATACCCCGATTGATAGCGTGGACCTTACTTTCACTCTTGCCATGAGTAAAGTAGATATTCGGTTCCCGTTGTAGTTCCAGGTAATGGGTAGAATTCAGCGTTACATCATCATCATCATCAACCGTTATACCGATAGTGTAATCTGCTTTGTGTGAGTATGCCTTAATGGTGGCAATGGCAGCAGTCATTTTTGTAGGCCTACTGCGAGTGGCGAAGTTGTAGTGTATTTTCATGCGTTCGGTTCGGTTTATACAAAGGTGGCAAAAACTTTTGGTAAAGTCCATCTGCAACCTACACTTTAGTTTTCCACACCCGGTACATTGTTTCTCAATCGGCAATGGGTGCGGAATTAGGGTCGGGGATAATTTGGATAATGGTTTGGACTGGTTGTTGGCCATCTATCTCAATACGCTGATCTGCTTTACCGTACCCCCTACTAATCAGGAAGTCGGCTGCCCTTACATCACCCTTCGCTGCTTTTGCCCGCATTGATTTGAGTATTGCCTCAAGCGCATTAACCCCATCTTTCTCCTCTGCCAGTATCTTAGCCAATGCCTCCTTAATGTCAGGAAGTTTTGGGCGGCCTTTGGGGTTGCCGGATTGACCTTTAGTGAAAGGTTTTAGATTCTGTATGTTTCTCTGTTTTGCCACTGATACTACAAAGGTACTCCGTTCTTCTTAATTGATATATTCGGGTCAAGTTTGCGCATTCGGTCAATTATAACTTGGCAGTATTTTGGGTCTAACTCCATGCCGTAACATTTGCGTTTAAGTTGGTGGGCGGCTACCATTGTGGAGCCGCTACCGCAATAAGCATCAATAATTAAATTAGGGCTACCTGCATAATCAATACAAAAATCAATAACTTTTACAGGCTTTTGTGTTGGATGTACACTACCCTGTAACGCTGCCCTATTTACTGTAATACATCTTAAAGGTTTATCTTCTGTTGTCCAAGCTAATTCGCCATCACTCATTGTTAACCCGTCTTGCCCTTTACTCCAATAAAGCCACCCTCTTGATGCAGGAAGCAAATCAGCAAAATAATTACCGCCCCAAATAATCGCTTTATCTGCTTGCAATAATAAAAAATCAAATGTTGATTGGTCTGGTCTTTCATTATCCCAACCTCTAAACTCATGACCTTTTCTATTGTGTTTAGGGTTCTTTGCTTTACTTTCTTTTTGTCCGTCAATGCCTATTCCATAGGGTGGGTCAGTAAGTAATAAATCTGCAATCTTCCCATCCATCAACCTTGCCACCGCATCACTATCTGTACTATCCCCACAAAGTAACCTATGTTCCCCTATCTCAAACAAATCCCCCAGTACAATATCTGTCTGCACTATATCCGGTATCTCATAATCATCCTCTTGCGCTTCGAGTTCCTGACCTTCGAAATCAGGTACATCCAATCCCCAATCCTCCAACTGCTGCACATCCCATTCATTCGCCAACTGCTCCCAATCCCATTCCCCGAATCCTACGTTATCCTTTATCAGAAACTCTGCCCTTTGTTCGGCAGTCCATTCATCTGCCAGGATAATGGGTATCTCTTTTAGTTTGCATTCTTTGGCTGCTTTAAGGCGCATATTGCCGCCCAATACAACAAACTGCCCATCTGTATCGGTATAGCACACCAAAGGCCGTTTATTGAGCATATCAGGGAAGTCCTGAATTGACTTTACCAGTTTAGCAAACTTCTCATCCTTTATTATTCTTGGATTGTTGGGGTTTGGTTTTACCCGTGATATAGGTACTATCATACCACAAAGTTACCCATAACCACCCGAAAGTACCAAATTTGCACAAAGTTGCACCATATTTGCAGTCAAAACCTTCATAACTCATTGATTATCAGCCAAAGTTGCAAATTTGCAGTATTTTTGCACCCCACGTATATCTATATAAGGATTAGTATATTAGCATATATAGAGATATAAAATTATTATTACTTGAAATTTGCGCAAAAGTGCAAATTTGCCACCATACGCTATGATTATCAATGGTTTGCATATTTGCAGTGGGTGCAATTATTGCAAATTTGACTGCAATTTTGGGCAATTTACCCGAAGTCACGGCATAAAAAAACCCCCGATTAAGGGGGTCAAGGTTTAGGACTGATTCCAAAGTGTGGGATGTGATTTGTCAAGTTTGGTTTTGGCAAAACCAAATTCAGCAATATCTTTTTTTACCTGCTTTTCTTCTTCTAACCATTTATTAGCTTTCATCCAGAAGTCCTTTTTAATCTCAAAACCATAGCCCTTACGGTTTAATCTTTCAGCAGCTATGAGAGTTGATCCGCTACCTGCTACCGGGTCGATTACAACATCCCCCTGGTCGGTAAATATCTCTATTAAGTTTTTTAATAGTTCTACCGGTTTTTGAGTTGGATGTATCTTTTCGCTTTCGTTATCTCGTGGCCAATCAATGCAGTTAAATATCATTTTACCGTTGTTTCTGAATTTTGGCAGTCTATCACGGTAAAGAACTAACCCATACTCGCAGTTACCTACTATTTTCATATTTGCTTTTAGTACTTGCGCTGAAAAGTTTTTCCTAAATACTAAATTGATGTAATTGTTTAAGCCATACCTTTTTGCAAGTTCGATTAGATACATTTGCTGATCAAATGCGCAAAAAATAATCATGCAAGGCGCTTCGCTTTTTTGCCTTTTTTCTCCTTCTACTTTTTCCTTTTTTGGCTCTGCCCGGAGCATTGTAGAGCAAAAGTGCATAAACTCTGCCGGCCTAAAATCCTCATCCGTGTCAAAGAATGACTTTCCAGCAAGTTCGCTTTCACCGTTTGAATTATCACCATCTTTGTACCATGCAGGATTAGATGCATAGGCATTGTTACCTAAATTGTAAGGGATGTCTGCAATAATTAACTGTGCTTTCGGAATTGCATAACTTTTGTAATTTTGGAAATGGTCTCTGTAAATCATGTTTTTTGTTTTATTGGTTTGTTATTGGTTACATCTTTTCATAAACTCCATGCGCTATTCGCTTAAACATTCGCTGAAAATCTTGCCTTCGCATGGCATCTACAAATCTACGGGGTTTGATATTTAACCGTGTGCAAAGTGCCTCCATT